ACCAAGGAGCCCCTTCAATTTTAGATTTAAATCCTTTAAAGAATACGTTTTTTGCTTGTTGTGCGTTTACTGCAACGTTAATAAGGTCTATCGCATCGTTCGATGGTTTCCCAAAATACCTCGATGGGTCTTTGAGGCAAAGAAGTTTATAGACAATATAAGCACAGCCAATGGTAGAAGTATGATCTTTACCACTACCTTTTCCACACATAAGAATAACCTCAGACTTAGTGTATTTTTTGTAATGTTCTTTTCCATTCTCTTTTCCTAACCACCTTTCTACATCTTCTTCTTTATATATTTGACTCATACATTCTACCAAAGTATATTGATACTCTGATAATTCTGGCATATTAAGATAGTCTTTACTTCTTACAAAAGTTTTTACATCCACTGGCATTTCTTCAAAAGGACTTTCATCCAATGCTTCTATAAATTCACTAAAATCAATCGTTGTCAATTACCATCACCTCTGTTTGCACTTCAGAAAGTTTTGTCATAATCTCGTGTCTAATTTCTGGGTGCTTTGAGGCTACATCTTTTAATATATTAATTAATATTCCTTGTTTTCTTTCCATTTCAATAATCTGTTCTGCTATTTCTTTATTATCTAATAGCCCTGCTTTTTGTAACATTTCAAGTCTTTTGCTTTCAATATCTGCTATCAGTTTGATAGCGGTTGTTTTTGCTGAAAGATTTGCAGTAGAATCTGCGGCGTCAATAACTTCGTAAGTTTTTTTAATTAAAGATGAATAGTGTTGATCTGCTCCAGCAAGGGCTTCTTTGGCTCTCATATGAATAGCCTGATTATTAGAAATCATGGAACGCCAGTCATTAAGAAGGGATAATACTTTTTGACGTGGCATCTCTAATTCTTTTGAAATCTGAGAAGCATCATATCCTTTAAGATACTCTGCAGCAACCTGGTTTACCAAGTCTAAATGTTTAACTAAATCATCATTCATTATTTAATGTCCTTAACAATACAAGATATCCAATAAGATCTAAAATAGTGTCTTCCGATGCATACTCTTTACCCTTATGTATTCTATTAAGTTTATCATCAATTCGAATATAAATTTGTTCTTTTGGAGTAGATTTACTAAATATATTAATAGGATGACTATAAGAACTACCATAAGAAGTATTCTTCTTAATAAGTAGTTCTGCTATATCCAGACATTCATCCAATATCTTTCTACCCGCTGGTGCTTGAGTAGACAAGTCTCTAACAAACTTCATTCTATCTTCAAGTTCTTTTTCAAAGTTTGGAATCTTATACTCTGCCACGATTACCTCTTTGACTTTCTAAGACCAAACTTGGCAAGATATACGTATATAGTTTCAACAGATGCTCCACATTCTTTAGCAATTTCTTGAGGGGTTTTCTTATCAACTTGATACCTTTTCTTAAGCCAAGCCTCGCTAGTATATAGTTTCATTTTATCATTAACCCCTAGTCTTGTCAAGATTATGTGGCTGATCAACAAGTTTATGCCAATTTTCTGAAGCATACCACCCAATTGCTATCGAATCAGCAACATCATCATCATCAATATTTAAATCAAACTGAATATTAACTTTATTAATAGTTCTAGTCTTTCTCATTTCTCTTTCTTTTGACTTATAAAATGAATAAGACTTTTCTTCTCCGTAAAGATCTCTAATGGCTTGTTTTTCTTCTTTTTTAAGTCTTCCATTTCCAATCCAAGACTGCCAAGATACTGGTGAACATGAAACTATTGGAGCCTTGTGATATATCTGACTTGCACCAAGTATTGATCCCTGTACCAACGAAAGAGTTATTGCAGTATTTTGAGAATTTGTATATATAGCAGATTCTATTACTATTGCATCTATTTCAAAATCTTTTAAAAATTCAGTAATCTTTCTACTTGCATCCCCAGTTCTTTCATAAACATGATTACCATAAAAATTTACCTTTCCATACTTTACAAGTTTTCTTTCTGAGAATAAAGAAAATGCCATTGAGTTTGTAGATGCATCAATTGCTAAAATAGTTTTTGGATTACCTATATATCTTAATTTATTTTTGCTCATAATCAAAAAAATCCTTAAGTTCTTTTAAGAATTTATCTACCTTCCTATTATTAACGAGACAAGGATCACAAAAAGTATTGTTATTATAAATGCTAAGATTGGTACCACAGCCGCCAGCACAAATACGACTTTTTCCAATTCTTTCTTTAGACTTGGTGATTCTATATCTTTGAACAATTTTTTCTTTAGTTGCTTTAGCCCTACACTCACTAGAGCAATAAATTTGGTTTTTGCTTTCTGTTTCAAAAGATTCATCACAGCACTGACAATGTTTTAGCATTCAAGTTCTTTCCTTCTTTCAATCTTTATAACACCCTTATCTCTTGAATCGCATACCTTTTCTATTGGACAAGCACCACAAACCTTTGAGTCTTTTCTATATCCTCTTTCTGGTAGTTCTTGATTATCAAATGCCTTTCTAACTTTACGCATCCAATCAAAGAAGTAGTCTATAAACTTAACATAGTTTTCGTTAGCAACAACTGGTATTACACATATCTCATGAGTATTTTTATTCTCATAAACAATAGCACCCACTTGTTGTTTTAATATTTTCATATAAATAAGTAACTGTTCAATGTGATATGAACTTGCAGTACCCTTAGCCTTATGATATTCAAAGGCTTCATTCTTTGTTGTTTTAATTTCTAATAAAACTAGTTTATCTTCTAGTCTTACCATAGCATCTGCATAGCCAAATATAGGAGGATCTTCATTAATAATTTGTTGTTCTTTCCACTCCAATATTCCTTGTGCTTCTAATGCTCCTTGAATTCTTTCATGACTACTAGAACCAGTATTCATATTTGCATAATTGATACCTGTATTTTTTTCTTCCCACTCATTGCCCTCAAATGCTAAATACCAGTATCTAGCACAATGTCCATTACCAAAAACTAATGTAGATGGGCTAAATGTTTTTTTCTTAATAAATCCAGTTTTACTAGACAACTTCATATGACCTTCATGAATATGATCTGCAATTTTAGAAAGGTCTATACCTGGTTCTGTTTTCTTAACCATCTTTTTTACTAATCCTTTTGTCATTAAAAATTCCTCACATTATATTTAAGAGCATCGACAAGTTTGTCAGTTGCTTCTCTTATTGCGTAATACATATTTTTCTTTGCCCTGTCATCTTTTTTAACATGTGAATACCATGCAGCCAACATAGCAAATTTTGCTGACTGTGCTTGAAGTTGTGTTATCAGTAAAGTAGCCTTTGCAGCAGGAACGTCTGGATTAGCAATTAATTTAGCAACTATTGTTAATGTTTTAGTAAATTCCTCATCCTGCATATATTCTGACATCTCATTAAAAGATGTTAGTTTATTTAATAACTCTACTGTTGATTCCATTACTTCTTCTTTCTTAGTTGTTCAAATACTTCCCACTCAATTATAGCAAGTCTTACTTTTTTATGACCTTCACCAAGAACTACCATAAGTGCTGGATCCTTTTTTCTATCTACTTTCATAGTGTCAGAAACAATTTTTGACCAAGAGTCTTGGCTAACGGAATAGGATTTAGAATACTCTTTGACATCTACTACGAAGTCATCCAATGATCCGTCAGCCTTGACTGGTCCTCTACCAGAATTAATGTGTGGCTTAGCACCAATACGTTTTAGTTCTCCACGCTCACTCATTAATATCCTTTCTGTGGAAAAGTTACTTTAGACATATGCTTTTTAGTACACATCCAAGTAAGATCTCCTTTTTCTGCATACATTCTTGCTTTTTCTACTATTTCTTTACATGTATGGCAAATAAATTTACCAGGATACAAAGTATAGTTAGTCGTTGATTGTTGATTCAAGTTCTTTTAATTTCTCTGGATTTGCTTTTAGGTATTCAATTACTTTTGCTCTACCTTGTAATCTTTCACCAAGAACTGTATACCAAGCCCCACCTTTTTCGATGGTACCTAATAGTTCTGCAGTATCTACAAGATCTGCTACCTTATCTACTCCAATGCTATCTCCATCAAAATAAAAATCATATTCACCAGCAAGGAATCCTGGACCAGTTTTATTAAAATCAATATGCCAATTTACTTTTCTTCCAACTTTTCCTTCTATAAGTTTGTCTCCCACTGCAATCTTTGACTTAAGTGCATTGTTGTCTGAGTCACTTGACCATAACTTAACTACGGTACTAGAAAAGAATTTAACTGCTAACCCACCCGTTGGCATGTGAGAAGCATACATTGCACCAATATTATTTCTTAGTTGTGATATTAAAACAAGAAGTGTTTGTCCATCTTGATTATTTGCATAGTTTAACATCTTTACAGCATTAGTCATATCTTTGGCTTCTGCACCAATTTGTTTTGTATTTTCTAAAGCCTTTAATTCATTAGAGTCTTTTTCAAAATATATAGCGGGTAGTAATGCAGATATAGAGTCAACTACTATAATGTCTATCTTTGCTTTCATTAATTGAGTAGCAACATCAACCATATCATTAATAGTTTTAGCAGCAGAATATACTAATTTATCTGTGTCTACCCCAAGTTTTTTAGCCCACTCTGGATCAAAAGATTGTTCTGCATCTATCCAAGCACAAAGTTTTCCTTCTTTTTGTGCCTCACCAATCATTTGTAAACAAAATGATGATTTACCAGCAGACTTATTTCCCCAAATCATGACTTGTCTTCCATAAGCAAAGCCACCCTTTAATGCATTATTAAGACTAATGCTTGGAGTCTTTTGTTTATGAAGTTCTACATCTGTTGCATTGCTAAGTCTTTTTCTTAAGTTAGGATCTAACTGTGACAAAAAATCTTCAATATTTATAGACATTATTTAATTACCTCATTCAATACTAAGGAGCCATCATCTGACTTACCAAATGTCATTTTGGTTGCAGTTCCTGGTTCGCATTTCATATAACCCTCAGAAAATTGTCGAGGGAAAACTATAATAGGTTTCATTTCACGATCTGAGTTTGCAACTATCATATGAGCCATTTTCTTTCCAGCCTTTGTTACTCTAGGTTTAAATGATAGCACATAATACTCTTCTCCGCTATACGGCAAAGACTTATAATTTAAAAATTTAACCAAACTATTTGTTGGAAAATTCTTTATCTCATCTATTATGATAGCCTCACTAATTCTGTTTGCACCAATAAGAAATAAATATGTTTTCCCTTGTTCAATTTTAGTTTCTTCTTCATCAAATACTCCAAGCATTCCTGTAGCATCCATTATTTCTACTCTTGACCATCCTTTTCCACGTTTAATATTTTTTACAACACCCATAATAATATGAACGTCTGTTTCTTCAAAGTCTTCTATATCATCTATGTAAGCATAATAATGAGGTGGAACACTTGTAGTAAATTCTGGTAAGTTTAAATACTCATATAGATTTTCTTTTACTACGCTCTCTTGTCTTTTATTATCTGGAAATGTTAATGCCCCTATTGCATTTAATGCCTGTACTGCTCTAATATTAATTCCGCTACCTTTTTTAGAAGCAAGGGCTGTAAATTCTTGATAAGAACTGTATGGCCTATGTCCAATTATTTTAGATGCAACACCATCAGATATCCATTTAATAGATGAAAGGCCTACACGTATTCCCTTTCCTTCAATAGAAAAATCTGACTCAGATTCATTAACATGTGGAAGTTTTACAGAAATTCCCATACGTTTTGCTTCAATTAAATATTCAGTTCTCGCATCTTTATCTTGTTCATTCTTTAATAAACAATACATAAATTCAATTGGATAATAATATTTTAACCAAGCAGTCCAATATGAAAGCATAGAATATGCAACCGCATGTGATTTATTAAATGAATATCCAGCATGTGCTTCGAAGTCGTGCCATAGGGCCTCTGCTTTAAATGGAGTTACATGCTTTGATGCACCTACCACAAATTGATCTTTATAGGCATCAAATTCTTTTGCATCTTTCTTTTTACCAATAATTTTACGAACTTTATCTGCATCTGCCATAGTCATGCCACCTAAGTGAACACATGCCTGCATAACCTGTTCTTGATATAAAACACACCCATAAGTATCTTTTGTATATTCTTGCATAATTGGATGAATGTATTCCGTTATTGTTTTATTATGTTTTCTTGAAAGATATGTTTTTCCAATTGTATTCATAGCACCTGGTCTAACTAAAGCATTTGAAGCAGCCAATTCATCTAAATTAGACACACCCATTTTAACTAACAGATTTGTGTATGGAGTTGCTTCACATTGAAAAACTCCTTTTGTCTTTCCATCAGAAAGCATTTCATAAACTTTTTTATCATTAAGATCTATATCTTTTAATACAATATTTATCTTATGTCTTTTTTTAATTGTCTTAATTGTTTCATCAATTACAGTTAATGTTTTTAATCCAAGTACGTCTAGTTTGATAAGTCCAATATCTGCTGCCTCATTCATATCTACTGCAACTACTGGTATTCTATCTTTTGTTCCTGGAGCAATTCTAGTTTCCATTGGTGCATATTTAAAGATTGAGTCTTTTGCAGTAACAACTCCAGCAGCATGTATTCCTGTTCCACGAATACGACCACGTAACTGTTCTCCATACTTAACTACTTCTGGATACTTTAGTCTAAACCATTGTGCTGACTTACTAGATGAAAAGTCATCCCAATCATCAACTGTTTTTAAAACTTTATTAACATCAGATAGTGGAATGTTAAATGCTCTAGAAACATCTCTAACGATTCCCTTTCCTTTAAATTCTAAGAATGTGGCAATAGATGCAACATTTTTATACTCATCCTCAAGATATCCCTTTAATTCGTCACGTCTATTGTCTGCAATATCAGAGTCAATATCTGGAAAGTCATTGCGTTCTGGGTTAACAAATCTAAAAAACAACAGTCCGTATTCAATTGGATCAACATCTGTAATTCCAAGTGCGTAGCATACCAATGATCCTGCTGCAGACCCACGTCCTGGACCAACCAAGATTCCCTGTTCTTTAGCCCAATTAAGCATATTGCTTACAATCAAAAAGTATGGTGCAAAGTTTTTATCTTTAATAATCTCTAGTTCTTCTAATACTCTATTAACATATTCAGGCAAATGGTTTAGTTCTTTATCTGTTAATCCCTTAACAACTAATTCTTCTAATGTTTTTTGAGGATCACTAACTTTTGCGGGTAGTAAGTCTAATCCAGATTTAATATCATATTCTTCTACCTTGTCTGCTATCTCTAATGAGTTAGTATAAATATCTTCTCTCTTTATACCCTGCATATTCATTTGTTGTTTCATCTCTTCGTATGAAAGAAGATGAATATCAAATGTTCTAAAAGACATTGATCTATCTGCACCATATAAGTAGTCAAGACGCTTCATCATATCATCTATCTTTTGAGACTTTTCAAACTTGGCTTCCTTGTCAAGTTTTGCATGTGTGTTTAAAAGAAGCATAATTTCTTGAACAACTTTTTGATCTATTGTAGAATGATGACAGTCTGGAGTTACTACTGACTTAATTTCCATGCTATCTGCAATTTCAAGCAATTCATTGTTTAATTCCTTAGAGTTGTGTGGCATAACTTCAACATAAAAATCATCACCAAATGTATTTTTAAACCAAGTTAAAAGTCTTTTTGCTTCTGCATATTCTTTATGCTCTAAGGCTTTGGCAATAAGGCCAGACATACAGGCTGATAAAACAATCAAGCCATCTTTGTATTTTTCCAATACTTCAAAATCTATTCTAGGTTTTTTATAAAATCCTTCTGTCCAACCTATTTCATTTAATCTATTTAAATTTTCCAATCCTTGTTGGTTTTTAGCAAGAATAACAATATGATTATAAACTAAGTCTAGAGGATTATCTCCTCTTTCTGCTTTATCTCTTCTATCAAATCTATCATGAGTAATATATCCTTCTATACCAAGAATTGGCTTTATACCCTCGGCTTTTGCTGCACGATACATTGGACGATGTCCAGATAGTGCACCATGATCTGTAATGGCTATGGCTGTCATGCCGTTTTGTTTTGCACGTTTGCAATACTCTTCTGGAGTTGCAACACCATCCATTAATGAATAGTGTGTATGAACGTGTAGTGGAACGTAATTCAAACCATAGCCCTTCAGATTATCTTTCTCTTACCACTCTGCTGCTGCAGATGTTGCTGGATTATCAAAGCCCAAATAAAATGCTTCTTGTTCTGCATAAGGAACTTTTCTTAATGCATTTTCAATATTTGGAAATTCATATTTTGACCAGTCAAATGGTTCTGCATCTTGCTTAAGTGGAATAAGAGTATATGTAGTTTCTGTACCCTTGCCACTACGCTTTAGTTTCCAAGTCATATTTGATAGACTTTGTGACTCTGAAGCATATTCTCTGATAGTATTAAATGTTGCTGACTTAGCAACTCCCATACTCCAGATTGCAACATATGGTTCGTTAATTGCATCATCTACTAGAACGCTTGTGTAAAACCTTAAACGTCCACCCCATCCAGCCTTTGGATCTTTTCTGTGCATTTCTTCTGCCCAGTCTCTACCCTCTGTGTCAACAGTGTCTATAGCCTTACGCTTATAGTCTTTTGGATTTGTGTGTTCTTTTACAACAAGACTTAATCCACGCTTTTCTTCATAATGTGGTGAGTCTGCATCTAATTCTGCAACGAACCTAATTTGTACACTTTGTCCATCATCAAGTTTTAACCACTTAATTTTTGGACCATTGTTATCATATTTTGGTTTATCAACAATTGCTTCTATATTTTTTAACCCTCTTATAATTGCCATATTTCTCCTTAGTGTTTGTCCTGTAAATGGACTTACCTTATTGTAGCATTGACATGACTATATTGTCAAACCCTAAAACAAAATCTTTTAATTCTTTATCAGACAAATCAGACACATCTTTAACACCATTTGGAAGTTTTGCTACTACACATCTACTAGATCCAAGATCGGTTATTAGTTTGTTAGACATATTAGTTCCAGCATCGTCATTATCACCTAATGCAATAACTTGATTAAAATATTGTTTTAATAGTTTTCTTTGTTCTTTAGATATTGTTGCACCTAAAGTAGCAACTGCATGAGCACCGACCTGTTCTAGTCTAATAGCATCAAACGATGACTCAACAACAAATATCTTATCTACTCTTTTATTTCTAAATAGGTTAAACAAAGTTTTACTTTTAGGAAGATCTACTGAGTTTTTAAATCTTTTTCCTTCTATTGACCTTCCAACAAAACCTAGACATATTCCATCTGGTGAATGTACTGGGATAATTACCATATCTTGATTTGTTGAATATCCTAACTTATATCTATCAATACTATCTTTATTTATGCCTCTGTCGTTAAAATATTTCATAGCCCTAACATTTGTAAAAACATTTTCATGTAATCTTTCTATTACTTCTAAATCATATTGTATAAAAGTGTTTGTTTTTTCAAGGGTACTTGATATTTGATCTATAAGATTTCTACTATCTGCTTTTGAATCTATCAATCTCATTACTTCAAAATAAGATTTTTTACTAATCTGCATAATAACTTCTATTAAATTTTTAGATTCCTGACAAGAAAAACACCAAAATATTCCTGTCTCTTTTGAAACCTCTCCTGCTGGAGATCTATAGTTATTATGAAAGGGACAAAAAATCATTAAGTCATTGTCTAGTTCGTATTGAATATCTATGCCAGCGGCTATAAGACTTCGCTTGACTTGTTCTTCTGAGTAGTAGGTAACATTACTGGGTTGTTTTTGTCTATTCCTGCTATACACTTTGCCCTATCCTTACCAACATGTACCCCATAAACTGATAATCTAAAATTGAATGCTTTACCATTATACGACAATGTAAAGTCTGTGTCAATATCATATCTAGGAACGTATCCGTTATTTCTCATAGCGGACTCAAGCATAAATATGTATTGCTGTTTTAACCTAACAATTTGAGAATCATCATGGATCTCGCCTTCAAGGTCAAATTTTTTTATTGACTTATGACTATACATGTAATAATTATATAGTTAGATTATGATTTGTCTTCAAAATCCTTATATATAAATCTTCCAGAATCAAAGTCAACATCTATCATAAAATCTCCACAAAACCCATGCCTATTCTTTCTAAAAGCACATTCTAGAATTGTAGTACCCTGAGCACGACCCAATGCCAAAACCCAGTCAGCATCATAAGCCAACTGCTTTGACCAAGCAACCTGACCAAGAGATGGCACACTGTTCATATCAGTAGCATCATCTGGAGTAGCAGAGGCAATAGCAACAATAGGAACCTGTGCAGATATAGCCAATACCTTTAACTCTCTTGAAATACTTTTAATTTTTACAACTTCATTTTCAGTTGGAACATTTGATTGCATCAATTGAATATAATCTACAAATACTATGTCTGGTGAGTATTGATCTATCTTTCCTCTTAATACAGAAGTAGATAATTCTCCTACCCCGTCATTTGAAACAATGTGAAATGGTGGCATATTTTTTATATGTTGATCTGCCCAAAGTTTTAAAGAGTCTGGATCAACTTCTCCAGAACTTAACTTTCTATGTGAAAACATTCCTTGACCCATAATTGTATATACACGATTTCTAACTTCAGTCTCCGTCATTTCAAGAGATATAACTAATGGTCTTCTTCCGTTTTTCCATGCTTGAACAGCCATAAAAAGTGCAAGCCAAGACTTACCAATAGCAGGATAAGCAAGAAGAATGCCAAACTGACCAGGAGTAATACCTGCTGGAAGATAGTTATCAAAGCCCGCAAGACCTGTTTTAATACCGTAGTTACCTTTTTCATTTAACTCCCTTATGTGTTTAAAATGTTCAATAGCATCATCTATATCTGTAGCATCAATATCTCTAATGTTAACTGTAATCTTTTTTAACTCAGAAGTTTTTCCAATTAAATTATTTAAAGCGTCATTTGGCTTGTTGTCTTGTAATTGTTTAGCGGTAGACATCAAGACTCCGCTTAAACTATCTTGCAAAAAAGAAGTTCTCAATTCTTCTAAATGATATTTTGTATTTCCTATTTCTCCAACTGGATTAAAGTCTTTAAACTTTTCTACCACCAAAGACATAGATGG